CAGCTTGTAATATCTCTCCTAGTGTTGTAATTAGAGGTGCTAACATTTCTAAAATCTCAGCAAACATACCGACTTGCATGATAAGTGGCATTAAAATAACATCTAAAATTGGAACAAGTAAATCAACCAACATTAATACTAGATCAATGATCACGTCTAAGATAGGCTGGAATGCAGTCATAAGTGCATCTACGATAGAAAGTATTGGTGGTAAGAGCTGCATAAAGGTTTCCATAAGCCTATCAAGAAGCGCTTTGAACTCTTCACTTTGAAATAGTGCCATCGCTAAAATGGCGATTAGCGCACCTATTCCAAGCGTCGCAAAGTTTATACCTGCTCCTGCGAAAAGTCCCGCAGAACCGACACCCTTAAGCGTCATTGCGATGATATTAAGCAGTGGACCAACCTTACCTATGATAGCGAGAACAGGACCTACAGCTGCAACAAGTCCAACCAATGTAGCAACCATCTTTTTGGTATCTGAATCTAGGCTATTCCATCTTGCGATCCAATCTTTCACAACCGGTATCATTTCATCTCTTACTTTGATAATAAGCGATTGTAGGATAGGCATCATCGTTGTTGCAATGTCTACACCTAAACTTGATAAGGCTTGTTTCGTTCTATCTAGTGCATCAGTAAACTCACCTGCTTGTGCGGCTTGTTCATTAGTAACAATACCAAGATCCCTTGCTTCTTGTCTTAAGTCATTAATTGTGGAGATCTCACTGGAAAGAATAGGTATAAGCTCAGTTCCTATTTTCTCTCCAAAAAATTCATTAGCAACACCAACTCTTAAGGCTTCATCTTCCACCTTACTTAATGCTTCACTAATAATTTCAAATGCCTCATCAGCATTCTTACCTTTTAAATCTTCAACTGATAATCCGATCAGGTCTAAACTATCAACAACCTTATCTGCATTTCCAGTTGCTATATCACCTAAGATACCATTGACTTTTATAAACCCTTTATTAAGACTTTCTGTCGATACTCCCATAATGGTAGCGACGTGATTCCATTCCTGGAAAGCTTCTGTAGATAAGCCTATCTTTTGAGCTGTATCGCCAATCGTATCTGCACTATATGCTGCTTTGACTGAAAACGCGGTTAAAGCAGCAACGGCACCTAATATAGGTACCGTCACGCTTTTTGTTAATGTTGAACCAAGTTTACCAATCTTATCAAATTTAGCATTACTTAGTTCTTTAATTTTGCTGTTAGTTTTACCAAGCTCATTATTGAGTTTTGAAAGTTCTGCTTCAGTGTATTGTACATTTCGCTTAAGTTTATTGAACTCTTCTTGACTCATATCCCCAATCTGAACAGCCTTTTTAGCTTGTTCAAGTTCTGCGTTTTGAGCATCAAGTCGCTTTTTAGTTGTCGTTAAGACATCATTGAGTTTATCTTGTTTAGATTTCCAAAGATCTAAATTCGAACTATCGTAACGAAGGTTTGTATTAATGGCTTTAAGGTCTTTATTTTGTTCTTTGAGATCTTTCTTTATACCATTTAGTTCGTTATCAAGATCTTTACCATCAAGTGTTAATTTAATATTTAATCCTTTGACTGTTTCTGCCACGTATACTCACCTCCGTTATAAAAGAAAAACACATCTATTTTAGATGTGTCTTAATTCAATTTGACTTCATTTAATTTTGTTTGTATATCGATATAAAAATAATGCGCCTACTGCTGATAAGATAAAACTACCAATTACAGCAATGAAGAATCCTGCTCTAACATCTGCAAGCGGAATAAAATTAAAGTTCATTCCATAAAATGATGCAACTAAAGTCGGAATAGATAGCACAATCGTAATAACTGCTAAAGCTTTCATTACGATATTCAAATTATTAGATATAATTGATGCAAAAGCATCCATCATACCAGCCAAGATATCTCTATACACAGAACACATCTCTATGGCTTGATTGATCTCAATCTCTGTATCTTCAAGTAAATCCAAATCATCTTCATATTTTTTAAACTCAGGACTTCTTGTCAATTTGTGTACAACGACTTTATTAGCATTTAATGCAGTTGAAAAATAAACAAGTGATTTATTGAGTTCCATTAGATCAAATAGTTCTTTGTTTCTCATTGAATGATGAAGTTCTTTTTCCACTTCTTTCGTTTGGCTATCAATCTTCTTAAGAAATGAAATATATGTCATTGCAAGTCTATAAAGGAATAGCAACGTTAAGCGTACTTTTTTATGTGGTTCAATTTTCTTATTTTTGCCTAATAAATCCTTGATGAGATCTGTTTCTTGAGCACTAACAGTAATCATATGGTTTTCTGTATGAATGATTGCAAATGGTGTTGTTGTATAAGAGTTCTTACTGTTTTTTATAGGATCATATAATGGTACATCCAAAATAATTAACTTTGCTTCATCTTCTGTATCAATGTGTGCTGTTTCTTCTTCATCAAGTGCACTCATGATAAACTCTGTTGGAACATTTAGTTTTGATTTTAACCATTCAACTTCATCACTTGTTGGTGCTGTTACTTCAATCCATGATCCTTCCATCAGTACTGGTGATTCTAAAATATTAATGATGTTTTTTTCAAATTTTTTGTTTGATTCAAAATATTGTCTAATCATTGCTCACACATCCTCTGGGAGCTTTTAGACATACTCTTTTATTCATAATGATTTCCTCCTAATTTTATTTTTTTTACGCATTCATTAGAAGGTAACTTGAACATGACTAACTAACATTCTCGTTATCCACGTGCGAATGTATAGATAAAAAAACTTGAGTCATAAGATTCAAATTACCTTTGTGTATTCGCTCGTGGTCCGATTCCATTAGTTATTCACCTCCAAAACATCGTTGTTATTATACCACTTAAAATATTAAATGAAAACCTAATATCATAGAAAAAAATTATCAATATCTTTCTGACTTCCTCTTCTTGTCTTTTTATCAATATTTATCACTTTCATTTCAAGTTCAACAATATCGAAATATGTATCTAAATCAAAATACTTCGAATCTTCAATAGAGATTCCTAAATGAGCAAGATTAAAGATGATATTTGCGGTGATATTTTCATCATTTGCTTTTGATGTCTGATTGGGGTGTGGATCCTTTTTGAAACGTACCGAGCATTTCACCTATCGTATTCGTTAGATTTTCTAATTCATCTTGATTGCTTAGAAGAGAGAAATCTAATGACATCAAGAAATCATTATATGTCTGTTTGCTGAATGGTCGTTGAAGAATATAAATGATTCTAAAAATAGTATCAATCACTGTTGATAGATCTTCTTCTTTTTTACTACTTGATTTTTCAAGTTTTTTTATATCACTAAACAACTCAGTTGAAAATACATTGCGATAATCAATAATCGTAAATAGTGATGAATGCAGACGATACTCCTTATCGCCAAGTTTAAGTACTTTTTCCATGATTTACCCCTTAAACAAATGTAGGTAGAGCTGGTGCTGTCGTTAAGAATGTACTATAGTTACTATCACCCACACCCGCAATAACTCTCAAAATCAAATTGTTACCTGATTCAATAGGTCTTGCTGTGATACTAAGTTCTATCGAGTTTGCTTCAATTGAATCACCTTTTGATTTGCTTGAGTCTCCTGATGGCGTTGCTGTGCATAAGTAATACCATATACGTCTAGCTTTAACATCTCCTTGAATCTCATACCCAAGTGCAAATGTCTTTGTTTCTGCGTTGAGTATTTCAACTAAGTTGCCATTTGTATCTTCTAAAAATCCAAAGATATCCTTTTTAAATGCTTCATCAATTTCTGTAAACTTGAGTGTGACATTAGAGCCAGAATTGGAAACCAATGTTGCAATGACCTTATCATCTGCATATACTTGTGAGCTTCCACCGATGGCCTCAGTTGTAATTTCCTGTGCGCCTTCTAGTCTTTTTGGCGTTGCAAAGGTCCAACTACCATCAACTGCTTGTGTTGCAAGTGCATAATGTACGTTTGTTAAACCAAATGTTACTTTATTACCCATTTAAAAAACCTCCTGTTTAATTTCATAAATTCTATTGATAGAACCATCTTCGTTGATGAATTCTGACAATAATTCGTATTCATAGCCCATAAAATATAAGGCTGCTTCTAATCTTTCTTCTAATGACAAATCCTTCTTTTCAGTTATTAAACTGATTTGAAATGTTGCAATTTTTGCAATAGATTTGTCATCTGCATAAACAACCGTTCGATTAGTTATTTCCTGGTAGATGATGTAATTTGGATCATTTTCTAATCCTACTCTCGTTCCATATGATACTTTTCCAGGAATAACTGAATTTAAAGTGCTGTATAAAACTTCTAACTTTTCTTGCATTAATCATCACCTTTTTCAATAATTGATTTGATATCTTCTAGCATCTTTGGAGTTAGCAAATCATAGGCTGATCGCATGAACGGTCGTGGTCCTACATATTTACCACTTCGGTGTGTAAAACCAAACTCAAGCAAGTGTGTAAGTTTTCCTTTTTCACTTGAGAAAATAACGATTGATTTATTGATACCACTACCTTGAGATTCTGCAACGAATGAATCCGCAAAAGGTTTTGATCCACCACTTCTTGGTGCATTCGATTTGATATATTTCACAATTTCATTTGCTGTCTCATCAAGTTTTTTTCCAAGTCTAAGAATTACCTCTTGAGCATACTCATCAACCATATCAGATATAGCAAATCCAAGTTCATCAAGCGTAACCAATGATATCACTCTTTCTAATATTGGTTTTACTTAAATAAAGTTCTATGAATTGTCCAACCTGATACGTTCGCTCAATTTTATAGATACTGCCATCAATGTCTGCATACTGACTATGATTAAAAAGAAAACTCTGAATTTTAAGTGCCAAGTCTATCTTGATATCAGTACGCTTACTCTCATAATATTCATTCGAAGTGATACTAAAATTAATACCGATGACTTCTTTAGAGGAATGCAATTGAAAGCTGGATGTACCTATTGAGTTTTGTATTTGATTCAGAGTTAACAATTTC